ATTGGTGTTTACAAAATCGTAATTTGCTTTATCAAATTCCGCTGAAAAAACTTCAGAACCATTTTTATAGATGTATCCGTTAATCACGTCCCCGCTTGAAGCGGCATTTGATGAAAACAAAGAAACCATTACAAGGTAGTTTCCCGATTGATCTGGTTGAAATCTATAATTTGTTGATGAGTCAAACCAACCTTCGGGATCGGCATCCTCAACATTAAACTGAAATTTTGTAATTGCGTTTTTTGTAACTGTCTGATCTGTTGCGCGAGAAACAGCGGTAACAATATTTGGAACTCCAAGACCAGACAAAGTTGCTGATGCGTGTGGCTGAACGGTTGTTCCCGATCCACCCAACGTAAGCGTTGAGCCAGACTCTTTGTCGATTGCGTTTACGTTTACTGTGCTCATACAACCACCAATGTACCAGTAACAATGATTGTACCTGTCATAGTTACTGGCCCTGCAAGAACTGCTGATTCAATGGTATGATCTCCATCAATAGTTTCCTGATGAATAAAGAACCCGTCTTTTGCGGGCGCTTGACCTATGTATTGATTTCCATTAACTACTTCAGCCATGATTCCTCCTTACGTAGAAATGCTATCTACATATGAAACCCACACATCTAAAGCAGATCCTGTGTTAGATTTAATATGAAGGACATCTGTGTTTTGCATTACAACCTTTGCGCCACCCTGAATAAGTTCTACAGAAGAACTGGGTGGAATGGTTAGGCTTTTACAAATGTGGTAGTCAGTACCAGAGCCTGTCTTATCAATGTAACAATCGCAAGTTACAGCGGCTGTAAGGATGTTAGTTACTCTAATACCAATTAATGCGTCATCAGAGTTACTGGTAAGAAGAGTTGTCTCTCCCGTTCCTACTGCTGATGCCGCCGCTCGTTCAAAATCTTGTGCCATTATGCTCTCCTATAACGCAATAGCCATAGCAACTGCAAAACCAGGAGATGCCGCTGTTACGGTTCCCCAAGAAGCATCAGTGCCATCTGTGGTTAAATATTTTCCAGACTGACCAGACATATTAGGTACGATAGCCGCAGTAGATGACGATGGAAAACTATTCTTAAGAACAGTCTTTACCATTCTAAGATGGTCATCGCCTTCTGCTACAGGGTCTGAAACTGTAGGGTTTGTGTTTACTAATTGAGTTACCCAACTTGCGCTTTCTAGTGCCATAGCTCCCCCTACGTAAGTTCAAAAATACCAGTAGCGCTAGGCGTTACGGTAAGTGTATTGTTTTGTGCTAATGTAAACTGGCTTGTTGTCAAGCGAGAAAAACAAACTAGTTTTCCACCTGATTGATAAATAACAGCGTATTTAACATTAGATACATCACCACCAGTAGCAGTCCATACACAAGCCGTCGAGTCAAATCGATACTTGTTTGTTGCCGCTGATGCCCATGTTCTGGAAGTAACTGATTTACCACCAGTAGCATACCCGTTACCGTTGGCTACTTCATTAGCCAGAGAGGCTTGAGTAGACAATGCAACGTTGTTTACGTTTGCACTTGCGGCACTTGTATGTAATGCCATATAAAATTTAACACTAGTACCGTCAAGGTCAAACTGACCATTACCAAGGTACTCCCTAAAACTGTTGAAAAAACTCCATGCTGTAGCCGCCATTTAAGCCGCCTCCTTTAACGATTCTGGATTCTTAATGATGTGTGATATAAGTCCTTCGCCATGAACAATAAGATCATAACTTGAGCCTGTAACGCTTATTAACTGAACAAACTCCTTTGCCTGATGATAATGGGCTACAGTGCATCTAAATTGCTTCCCACCTACAACCAAATCTATCTCTTCTTCTTTGTCATTTTCTGGTTGCTCATACGCATGATGATGTTCCATAATGCAACTATCAAAACCAAAAATTTCAAACTTATGAAAGCCAAGTATTCTTAAGAGGTGTAACGCTCTTAGTGTTACAGTAGATCCTCCCATAATAGGAAAGAAGTCTTCGTATGCTTTTCCATATGCTTTTTCAAGAACGTCTATATTTTCTTCTTGAGTGTCGCAATGCCATAACCAAACGTTTCTGTCTTTTAACATTTTAAATACTTCTGGATGACATTGAGATGCCATTAAGTATTTACATGTATCTACTGGAGTTTCAATAAATCTTTTATTAAACTCTCTACTGTCTAACATTATAAAAGCATTAGGAATAATTCCATTATCTAGACAGTATTGATAAGTTCCATTTACTGTTACAATTGGAACGCCATCTTCGTATCTTTCTCTTACTATATCAAATGTATCTTTAAGTGATGGACCACCAGTAACAAGGCATATTTCTTTGCCCCACTGCGTTTCAAATGGCTTTACCTGTGGCAATCCAAGAGAAACACTGTTTTTTATATTATTTCTTATCTCTTCTTTGTCTGAATTTACAGCAACAAATATATCTGGAATTGGCTGTAAAACTTGTACAGAAGGCGGATAACCTTTAAATGAATTCAAGCGTGAAACTCTAGTCTAAGCTCTAAACCAAGAGCAGCAGTTCCAGAACCTATTTGATCTATGTCAAATCTTATTACATCAAACTCATCAACTAAACTACTTGTTCCGATAACCGGAGGAGTTACCGCATCTTTACTATCGTTTTCTCCAGCGTCAATAGTTAACAAAGTAGTTAACATGTCAACACCTTTGGTTTGATTATGTACTTGAATATTTGTTGTTGATCCTGCTGCAGCTGTATATACATGCCCACCAACAGTATTAAGCCTAAGACTGTCAAATGTAGATGGTATAACAATCCTAGCAATTCCGTCTCCTACATAAGTAGGAAGTCCGTCAGCAATAACTTTAATTACTAATGTTCTATTTGAAAAAGATGTAGCATTAGCTAGTATTTTTCTATTATCGCCAGTAGTTGCATCATAAATAGCAATAAAGTCGGAATTAATATCCATTGAACTTGCTACATTAAGATTATTTATAAGCTCTAATTTAGCATTGTTAAGATTACTAAGGTTATTGTCCATCTCTTCAAACGTAAGAGGACTACCTTTTGTTTCTCTTAAGGTTAGATCTGCCATTTATTTAAATCTCCAGTTACCAAAGGCCATTACTTTTCCGTCATTTCGTATAGTTATACCTGCGTCTATAGTTTTTGTAACAGGCTTAAACAGCATTAACTCATAGTAGTTTTCTGAAGCGTAGTTAAAAGTAGCCATAAATGGTAGTTCAATCAAATTTGCTGCGCTAATAGTAACAAGTGCTAAAGCAAATACGTATAACTCTTTATCGTTCTTCTTTACAAAGTCTTCCCATCTGTCCCATTCGGACTTGGTTGTTTGTCCTTGATCCCACTGCATTGTTTGGCAGGTTGTTGACCCTCTGCCGTTTCCTGTTCCCACAACTCCTTTGTACGAGCAAGCAATGTCTCCATACTTCTTAGCCAACGCACTCGTTCCGTTGAGGTCGTACTCAGATACGACAACGGGCTTACCAAGCCGAAGCGCTTCTTCAATGCTTTTTCTGAACTGTGACTCATTTAAGTTAAATCCAGTTTGCAAATAAATAACATCAGCATCTTTGTAGTATTCAGGTTTTACTCCTGGTGTAAGGTGCACACCAATAGGCTTGTTAACACCTTTTTTTCTAAGGTTTTGTATGAGGACACTTACTTCTTGTGGAGAGTAATATTCGTCACACTCAAGACACACTACGTAATGACTTACTAAATCGTCTACTGCATCTACTACTTGGTTCTGATAGTCTATCTGATTCTGTAGTCCCTGCTTGTAAACTTGAGGGCTGTCATCAGATATTAGCCACATTACAGGAGCCAGATTTTTATCACGCAACTTATTAAGACGATCACGCCAAGCAACTCTATTAACACCGTCAACTACCTTAAATTTTGGATCATGGTTTCTAGCCATGACATCTGCATGGGTATCGCCATTTAATTTTAATTTCTCTATTACCTTCTCTCGCCAGATATTACTTGAGCCATCTGACAGCCAAGATAAAGTACTGTACTTAGATGCACCTATTAAAAAAGTACTTCTGTAATCAGCAACCACAGTAGCAAATCCTGCGCTTACAAAAAAACAAAACAGTATTAACGATGCAAACTTTTTAATCATTTTTCTTTCTGTTTAATTTTGTTGGACCTGGCAAAAACCATCCTAACACCATAGGAATTACAATTATTAAAATAAGTAACCAACCTCCCATTTCTGCAAGAGAGCCAAGCAATGTAAAAAAGTTATCAGGCGCCTTGATAATAGTCTGACTCTCTTTGCTTGTTGTCAAAACCTCCGTCATTACATCTGTCGCAAAGGCACCCGTCATGGCTCCCAGTATCGGCGCACCGACACCCCCACTGATCACAGTCCCAACAACCGCACCCGTTCCCGCTCCTGTCGCTACTATCGTTGACTCCTTTAGAGCTTGACATCCAGTTATTACTGCACAGGAACTGATGGCGATGGCGATCCAAAGATTGCGGACAAAATAGCGAATACTGCTATCACTGCAATTACTATTTTTACTTTTCGATCTAATTGGTTCCATCCTCGTTTTACGCTGTCCCACATAAACTACCTCCTAAATATTATAAAATTATTACAACGGTGGAAGAGCAATGCTGTCGCCGCATCCGCATCTTCTTGTACTTTCACTTGGATTAACCACAAATTTTTGAGAAAACCCTTTATCTTCGTAATCAAGATTACCGCCTTGTAAGTATGTCTGAGATGTTTTGTCTGCAAATACGGTATTCTTTCCAATGCTCAACTCTGTGATACCTGTCAATTGAATTTTCTCCAAGGTAATCATTAGGCCATTGCATCCACCACCCTTTAATCCTATCTCTAAGCACTCTCCAGAATTTAAAACTTTGTTTAATTGTTCTTGAGCTTTCGTAGTTACAATCAATTTTTTTCATTTCCTTCCAATCTTTTATTTATTTTTTTTAGTATATTGCTAGTTGTATTGGTTACCAAAGGTGGTGCAATGCCGTGAATGAAAGCAGTAGCGCTCCCAACCAGCATAAAGCCAGATATAAACATTGCTTTTCGTAAGTGTTGCAGATACGATTCATTATTTTCCTTTAAATGTTTCATTTTTTCTTAGCAGTTTTAGCTGACCTTTTAAAAGATTTGTTAGTTGGAGCGCCTTTGCTCCCAGGTTTTCTCATAGACTCACCAGAGCCAGATTTAATTCTTTTTCGTTTTGCGTGTATGTTTGCATACAATCCTTTCTTAGCCATTATTTTTTCTTCTTTGTTTTCTTGGCATCTTTAGCTAATTTTTTTAAAACATTAGATTGTTTTTTATGCATATTAGAAGCTTTTGTAAGCTCTTTAGAAACTTTTTTAATTTTCTTTAACATTTCCACCTACGCCTTGCTTGCCTTATTCTTGAGTTAGGATCATTTCTTGTCTCAGCACTAGAATTTTTTAACTGTCCAGCTGATCTAGCACAATAAGACTTTCTTCTCTTAGCATCTTTAGATCCTTTTTTAGGACTTCCTGTTACGGCTGTCTTAAGTTTAGATCCTGGATTTGCTTTGCGATGAGCGGCTACTCCCGCCTTTGTCATTCCCGCACCTGATTTAGTTTTTCTAAAGTTAGGTTTTTTTCCTGTAGTAGTTTTTGGTATAGGTTTTTGTTTTCTAGAAGCCATTATTTATTCATTAACCTTTCTTCTAGTTTGTCTATACGATTTAAAACTCTATCTATTGCTCCGTGCAACTCTGCTCTAGTTACTGCTTGCGCTCCTAATTCCGTAATACGGCTATGCAATACTTTATCTTCTTCTTGAAGTTTATCAAATAAAGAAAAAACTCTACGAAGTATAAAAGCTAGACCGACGCTTAATACCCCAAACAACATATCAACCATTGCAGACTCTTCCATTACGTCTGCACTGGAAATATTGGATTAGGGTTAATGCTTAAGGATGTTCCATTAGATTGTCCCGCCCAAACAATACAAGCTTCTTCTTTGTCCTTTAAGTTTTTAGTAATAACTAATGTAGATGTAGTTTTACTTTCGTTAACAAACAAAACAAAAGTTGTAGTCATATCTAAATGACTCATGACTACTGGAACTTCCTGATAGTTATCATGGAGAATATCTATCATAGCAATAAATCCTTCGGTACATCCAAGGCTCATCTTAATTTGTTTCTCGTACATACCTTCAGGCATTTCATCTTGAGCTTTTAATAGTACAGGAAACATTATAACAAACATAACAAAAGTAAATGCAGCTATAGTTGCTAATAAATATTTAATATGGTTCATAGTTAATCATCCACACAATATCCAGCAACCCAGTATGTAGGCTGAACATAAGGAAGAACTCCATAAGGAATATCACGAGGCTGTCTTTCGTAGAAAGCTTTGCCATTACTCATCTTGTAAGCTATACGCCTAGGCTGATAAGTTCGTCGTCCTATTCTACTTGTTCTTGCCATTAATAAGCTGCCTCTGCCTCTGGCTCCAGATTCCTGTAGGTGCGAATAACTGGAGGTGTTGGGTCAATATCGTATATTCTTGATAATGCGTCTAAAAAATCAGGGTGAATTGTAGGAAAAAGATTGTACTCATTATCTCTTACCCATTTTGCTAAATCATAAACAACGTCACTCTCATCTTTACGCATTATTTTTTTAGACATAAGAAACTCTTGTTTCCTGTCTTTTACGTCTAACTGCAAAGATGTAAGTCTTTTTGAATCTGTTGGATAAGGCCAGAAAAATGAACCGTCTTTTAAGTCAGGCTCTAATCTTTGTATCCTATCTTTTTTGGATTGCGACCCTCCGCCACCAACCCAGTTTAATTCGTATACAGGAAAGCTTTGCCCCTCTATACGCATCATTTCTTTAAAATGGTCTATATCAGATTGGGCTCCGTATCTTTCGTATCCAACTTTTACTTCTCTAATTCCTGGAGCTCTTTTCCATTTAGTGCGTAACTTTTTTAAATAGTCCCAACGCTCTGAAAGACTTAGCCTGTGACAAACCCCATCAAGTAAATATTTATTATAGAACGAATCAACACCAACAACGCACATAGCTGTACGGTTAGACCCTTTCTTTTTTGAGCTAGCTGGATCAACAAGAATATATACATTCATAGTATACGGTCTTACTTCCCACTCTCTCCACCACTCTGATTTAAACGCTACATCACTACCAGCGATTGGATTTAGTAACTGCTGACAAGCTACAGTGTATGTAGAAGTTGTTTTTTTAATCTCTTCCCAGCGCTCATCCATCAGGAACACTGGTACTCCATCCATTTGACCGTTGTGTGTGGCTGGATGTATACGAGGCTTTACCGCTGCTCGTTG